GTAAGGGTTCTTGGATGTAGGGTTGTTTCTACTGGTTCTTTAAGCATTGTCTTAGCGCCTCTTCTGCTGTTTTACTGTTCTGTAATATGTTCAACAAAGACTGTACCCGTAACCGATATGAAGGCGTCACTTCCGTGCCGCTGAACCAGTTGTAAACCGTCTGCCTTGTTGCGCCTGTAAATTTTGCTACTTCAATAACTGGAAAGTCTAAGCTAATCGCCCACCGCCCCAACTGGTTGCCCAGCGTTTTTGGTGCGCTCTTTGTTGTATTTTTAATCTCGTCTGAGTAAGCCATGATGTTCTCGTTAGTGGGGGCCGGAGCCCCCTATCTTAAAAGCAAGTTGTGTTGCAGTTCCCACCGTTACAACACGTTGTACAGACCATAAATTTACCATCGGGAGTAGAAATGGTAGAAGTTGTACATGATGCGTAAACAGAAAATGCCGTTAGGGATAGTACTGCGGTAAGAATAAACTTATTCATCGTCCCACTCCTCAACAGTAGAGGCTAAGCTACTAGCTTTCTTGGCTGGTACTGCGCTTGCCTTTGTTGCTGGCTTACGCTTCTCAGGCTCGTCTACTTCTTCAGTTTCAACTGCAACTTGCGCTACTTTGGCTTTAGCTGACGGCTTAATTCCTTCGAGGGCTAGCGGCTTGTCAACAGGTTTGGAAACGCTCATGGTCACAGCCAATTTCGCTTCTGTGGACTCGCCCTTCTTAACGGCTACTGCGTACTCGTCGTCCTCTAACCAACGTACTGGTTGGAAAAACAACTTGGGTACTGCGGCTTTTGTATCAAAACGAAGACGTGTTACAAGTGTCTCAGGGTTGATGCTTTGTGCGGCAAGGTAACGAGCGTAGGCTTGTAGTGGGCGTTTGTCGCCTTCTTCCTTACCAAAGATGGATGTAGCGGCTAGGGTCAACTGCATTACGTCACCCTGTACATCGTTCGCTAAGACTACTGCAAGGCGCTGTGAGAAACGGCAAGCCTTAGATTCGCCTTGGCCTGAGCCTTTGACGTTCATTGGGCATGATGCGCAGTCGTTTGCTTGTGGCTCTTCAATAGATGCGTCGGGCTTGTCACCGTCAGCTGACCAGCAATCGGGTCCTTTTGTTTCGCCTTCAACGTATTGCCCAGCGTAGAAAGTACGGCTAATCTTCGGTGCCGCATTGACAATAACAACATCAAGGTGACGGTCGTCGATTGAGGTAATTTCTTTACCGTCAGCCATCAAGCGGAATACACCGCCTTTGATCGAGATGCGCTTGGTACTGCCGCCGCCCGTGCCGCCGGTAAGGCTCTTGGTTAATGCAGATAATTCACCCTTGCGTGCAAATGCTGGGGTTTGATTCGGGTTAAAGCTGGCTAGATCGCCCATAATACTGCTCCTCATTTGGTTGGTTTACGTACTGTTACTGCATACTCCGACATCGAGTTGAGCCCGGCTGGCACTACACCCGGGTTCTCTTCTAAAAACATAGACATATTCTTCTGCGCTATGCGCTTCTCAAACAGGTCTAGTGCATCGTGTTCTACAACAAAGTTCTTGAATGAATCCCAGTCGTCTGTGTAGTAACGAGTTTTCTGTGACAAGATGATAGTGCCTTCTTCTGTCCGCACCGAGTTCATACCCAGCGCCAACATCTGATCTTTCATGGCGTTCTTAATTTCGTCTTGCTTCGCTTTGAGTTCTTCAATCTGACTCTCATACTCCTTGGTCAGTTCTTGAACCTTTGTGTACATCTTACGATATACACGTGCTAGTTTATCTAGCGGTACTACTTCCTCTTCATTTGGCATTTTTATGCTCCTTTGTAAAATATTTTACATCAACAAAGTCAGGTGTACAACCCGACTTAGGGTTTTCCTTAAAAATTAATTTCTTCCTTGTACAAATTTAGCAAGAGGTCGTGACCCTCAACACGTTTCTCTAACTGTTTAAACATGCGCTTCTCTATTTCACTGCCTTGCAAATGAATTACCGTTACGTTGGTTGATGTTTGCCCGATGCGATCGGCACGTGCAATGCACTGCAAGTAGGTTTCGACGGACATGACTGGGCCATAAAACACCACGGTGTCTGCCGCCGTTAATGTTACACCATGCGATGCGGCTTGCGGTTGAACAACCAGTACACGTGGGTCAGGGCTGTTTTGAAAGCGCTTGAAGATGTCTGTGCGTTTGTTAACGCTTACATCGCCGTGTATCACTTCGCTGGCTATGTTGTTTTTAAGCAAGTGTGCGTTGATTGTCTCAATGCTGTGCCTGAATGGCGCAAACACAATAACCTTGCGGCTAGTCTCTTCAAGCACTTCCAGTAAGACATTTAGCCTAGGCGCACAATCAAACTCTACAACTTCGTGGTCATCGGTGTAAGCCGCCCCTGCTGAGATTTGTAGTAACTTGGATACACCTGCGGCGGCATTGACGGCAGTAATCGTCTCGCCTGATGCCTGCATAACCATGAGGTCTTTGAGCATGCGGTAGTACTTAACCTGTTGAGGCGTAAGGGGAATCTCACGGGTCTCGGTAAGTACGGGTGGTAGGTCGGTACATTCTTCTTTGGTGTACCTAATGGCTGGTTGCAATGCGTCATACACATCCTGCTGAGCGTTGCGCTTCGGTGCCCACTTGAACTTAGTCAGCTTATTCATTACCTTGTCACGCCATGCAGTAGCAAACTTGGGTACACCGGCTGGGTTTACCAGCTTAGCCAAGCCGTACGCATCTATGGGCGACTGTGCGGCAGGTGTGCCCGTCATCATCCACAGCATGGTCTCGGGCTTAAGTATCTTGTTGAGTGACTTCCAGCGTTGTGTCGATGGGTTCTTGTAGGCGTTTGCTTCGTCCACAATCACAAGGTCGAACTTGCCGTTGGCAACAACTTCATTAGCAATCAGGTTTAGCCCGTCGTAGTTAACTACTACGAACTCGTAGTCGCCTTGTACCATCTCGATACGCCGTGATGCCTGTGCATGATGCGCCGCAATAACTGAACGGTGAATGATGCTCTTGCCAATCGAACTTACCCAAGCGTCGTGCATGATGGACAGAGGGCATAGAATCAAACAACGCCGTACATGCTTGAGTTTCATTAGGTAGTCAGCCGCCCACAAGGCAGAGAAAGTCTTGCCAGTACCGGGGTCATTGAACACGAACGCTCTACGATTCATTGTCAAGAAGCAAGCGGTATCTATTTGGTGGGCGAACGGCTTGAACCGCCCCGGCCAGTCGTACTTAGCGGTAATGGGTGATGGTGCGTTTTTTACACCTAGGTTGCGGAGCACACGCGTTTCGTCTAACCCCCAGTACACGGCTACTTCAAACGTGCCGTTGTCTTCGCTGACGATCTTGCTTCTAGGTATAACGCTGTACTTGGATGGGTTGCGTGTCTTAAACAGCAACGCTTTGTTTTCGATGATCTGCATTATTCGATGATCCTGTACACGGATGAGTACTGATTAGCTAGGTTGTGTTTCTCCAACTTGTTGGCACCAGTAAGTCGCACCAAAGCAATACGCCAAAAGTCGTCTTCTTGAAACTCGGTTTCGCCAACCCACTCGCTACCCCACCGCACCGTCCACATATCCACAAGCGCAGAGAGTGGCGCTTTCATAGCTTGGTTATGTAAATCTTTTTCGGTTAATGCTTTGAACTGCCCGTAGGGCTCTTGTATTATGGGGTTGCGTGCGATTGTTCCTGCTGTTGGATAGTTTGTTGATGTAAATGTTATTCCTTCGTTGTTATCTACTGCTTGACGTATGCGCTCTCTTTGGTGCTCTATTGCGTCAGCGTAGTCCTTATCTGATATTCCCATTTACTTTATCGCCCCCTTGGTAGTGCGTTTGTACGAGCGATTGGCGCTAGCTGGTACGGCTTTCAGATTGGAACGTGTTGTGGTACCGCCCTTGCTTAGTGGCTTCTTGTGGTCAACGTCTTTGCCATCGCCCTTGTGTACCACGCCTTCACGCTCCAGCATACGCCTTGCTTTGTTACGCTGGGCTCGCTTCTTCTTAACGGCTTCTGTGCCGTCGTAGTTTGCGTATTCTTGTTTGTAGTCTCTTTTGTATGCCATGATATGCCTTAGTGTTTGGGGTTAAACTCGCAACCCTTGACTTGGCACCAACCGCAGAGCGGGGTGCTGGTTGGGTTCCAAATGTCATTATCGTAGGATGCGGCCAGCTTGGCTACCCTCTCCCTGTACCGCCACCAATGAAAGTCTTTCTGATCTACGGTCATTACTTGCGTGACCATCGAGTTCTTTACAACAAATAGCAGAGCAGAGTTCACTTGGCGTATGTGGGGGAAGTGGGCAAACACCATCAAAGACATCAGGGTTAGCTGGTCTCGGTCGGGGTACTTGTCGTTGCCTGTCTTGTAGTCCACTACCCTAGCCTTGAGCCCGTCATCATCTACGATAAGCAGGTCAGCAATTCCACGCACCCATACGTCAGGGTCATCGAAAGCACAGGGGGTCAGGTCTTCCTTTAACCCCATCTCGTACTCGGTTAGCTTGCGCCCTGCTTTCTTTTTCAATGCGTCTAGCGTGGACTGAATAAACAGGTGCTCGGGGGGTAGGGGGGTACCGTCTTTGATATACAGTTCTGCGGACTCATGCACTTGCTTGCCATAGATGGTGTGCGTGGTCTCGGTAAACGGGTAGTTCCTGAGTACCTTAACTTCGTGGAAACGTCTTGCACAGCCCTCAAAGTCCTTGAGCCCTGAGTGGCTCCACTTAATCTTTGCCATTGTGTGTGCTCCATATTTTAAAGGCTTTGCGTAATGCTTCGTGCTCGGTGTCGGCTCTGAATGGCATGGGTGCGTAGTGGGGTTTAAATAACTGAACTATGAAGTAATCCATATTGGTGTAAGTACTTACGCCATACCCACTTAACTCCATCAGGTCAATCATGGTCTGTTCTTCGGCGCTCCAGTTTCTCATTTAGAATCTCGCAGTCTTGATGGCTTGGTCTAGGCGGTCGGCAAAGGCTGTCACGAACTTCTCATTGTGGGTGAGGTCGTTGCCCATGTCGTACAGAATTGCGTGGGTAAGCTCATGCCAAAAGGTATTGCTTCGCTCGTCCGCGGTGTATTTGTACCCCCTGTCAGGGTTGCCTTGGGCGATGGAAATGGTGTGTGTACCCTCATCAAAACAACCTCTGCACAACGTCTTGCCAACAAGCACTTCATTTTTCGTGCGTACCAGATGGGGTGTTCGCCCGATGGTAACTTGTTTTGGTATCTTCATTTAGCTTCTCCGTATCGTTTGTTACAACCTGTTTCAGCATCTAGCGGTATGCCCGGCATGTACGCTGGGTCTTTCACCATCTGCTCTAAAACCCAAGCCTCGGCTTCTTTGGCTTCGTTCTCGGGTACTAATACCACTACCTCATCGTGCACGGTTAATACGCAGGAATACCTCTTTTGTATCCTGAGCATGCCGTCTGTCATTACGCATCGTGCTACTGCCTGCACGACGTTTTCTACTATCTTGCCCCCGTACAGCTTACGAATAGACTTTTCGTCGGCGCCATACGACCACTGGATACGGCCTTTTTCATCGGCGCTACCAGTTAAGTTGGGGTACTTTAAAGCTAAACCACTAGGTAATAGTATACGCTCTTTGTCAAAAGTTAAACATTTATATACATAGGGTTTACCCTGATATAGGCTATTGCTTACCAACGAGTTGCACAGTTCCCAAAAGCTGACCACGTCCCGTGACTTCTCTCGGTAAATGTCGATGATCTTCTTGGCGGCTAGGCAATGCGTTAGCAAATCTTTGTCGGAGCAGGTGTGCGGTATTGCCGCCATCATCTCCATGTTCTTTTCCCAACCAATGAAGTCGTGCACGTCTTGGCTACTTACTCCCAACTGCTTGGCGAAGGTCTTGTCGTACATCGTTGGTGGTGCGCCTAGGAAACCCGTTAGCAACTGCGCCGCAAAGCTAGCCCAACCCATTCCGTAACCACAACCCAGCAACGCCGACTTGGCAGATTGTCTTAGGTCAGCGTGGTCTCTTTTGTTAAGCCCCGGTATGCCGAACATCTGCGCACCGAAAGCGGCATACGCATCTTGGCCCGACGCAAATATGTCGAGTAGGGGTTGGTAGTCTGCGAGGTATGCGAGTACCCTAGGTTCAATCTGCGAGAGATCGCAAACCACGAGCGTGTAGCCGTCCGGCGCTTGGATAGACTTACGTAGGAACGACCCCCGTTTGAGGTTTTGTAGATTAAGCCCCGAGCCTTTGGACGCTGACCAACGACCTGTGTGTGCGCCGTAGTAGTTAAGCGGTACAGGTAGCGTGCCTCGTTCTGCAATGTCAACAAAGCGTTGCGCCCTCGTACGTTCAAGCGTGCTCTTAACCTTGAGCCGTGCCTCGCAAACAATCGAAATATCTTCATTGTCGCTATTGAGAAGGGCTTGGAATAACGCATCATTCTTGGCAAACGCATAGGCTTCTTTGCCAGTTGTCTTGCTAACTTTACGAGGGGGTACACACCCGAGCCCAACAAGGACATTTGCAAACTGGTCGTTACTCGCCAATGCTGTTTCTTCAATGCCAATCTTTGCCAAGATCGCTTCACGCTTTTCCTTTTCATCAGCAATCGCTTCACGTAACATCTCCTCATCTAGTTCTAGCACGGGGTTGGTAAACATCTTGAGCGTCATGTCGATCAGCTTGAGTTCCTTAAGTGGGAAGCCGCCCTCAACTTCAAGCATCAAGTTCTCAAATATCTTCTCGCACAGGAACACGTCGTGCTTGCAGTACTCAGCAAGTTCTTGCTCTACTTCATACGGCAACTCCGTCATGCCGTTGGTACTGTGTACTGCGTTGCCTTTAGGCGGTAAGCCATAGGTATCCGCTAGTTTCATTAGGCTGTTGCCAGCTTCCACGCCACGTAGGGCACGAGCCATTGACAGGCTGTCAAAAATAAAGCAAGGCTTTGCCCCGTACACCCAGCTAAGAATGGCAATATCAAACTGCGCATTATGCGCAAGCACCGCCGTCCGACTCCAATCGACTGAGTCGACCCAGTTTTGTATGTCATCATGTGATACCCATGTTATGCCTTCCTCTACGTCTAGTGTTTTGTAACACAGGCCAAAGGCTTTGAAGCGTTCGTCTCTGACGTACTGCTCGGTCGTCATCTTGGACAGCGTGTACTCCTTGCTGTCCCAACGTGTTTCAAAATCAATGACAAGTATATTGTCAAATGGTGTGGTCATTACTTACCTCTTGGTAGCTGACCACTAAAGGTATACGAACCTGTATGCCCAAACCGTGCCCATGGCGCCGCCCAAACTGTGAACCCAGCCTCCCGTGCAATTTTGCAGAAGTGGTAGTCTTCTGACAACAGGCGATTAGATTCCTCATCAATGCTGGTGGCAAAGTATTCTTTGATGATCTTGGGGGTGCGCACCTTGTCTACGGCGTGGTACATATCATTGGTATAGCTTGGTACCTTTTCAGCCAGCCCTTCAAATACCTTACGCTTAATCAGCATAAAGCCAGTGCCGCCGTTGGCAATCTCCATAGGATCATTAATATTGCCTGTCTTACTTCCAGTACCGTGGGGTAGGTTAACCACAAACGCACCGGAGAACTCAGCCAGTCCTTCAGGCGGTACATCACGCTTGACTGCCGCCTCTACCTCTACCCAGTTAATCTCTTTCTTGGGGTATATGCCGCAGATAATATCTTTGTCGGCCTTAACCATAAGCGGAATGTCGTTTGGATTAAAGCTAATGTCGGCATCAATAAACATCAGGTGGGTAGCATCCGTCTCCAAGAAGTCGTAAGCCATGCTGTTACGAGCACGCGTGATAAGGCTTTCGTTCATCATAAAGCTGAAGTACATCTGTATTTGATTGGCGCCGCACACCCCAACAAGTTGCATGATTCCAGAGGTATACATGCCAGTACACATACCGCCGTACATTGGAGTGGCTACAAATATCTTAGTCTGTGTTGTTGGTGCTACTGTAATTGCATCGCTCATTTATTTCTCCATGGTAAGTTGACATACGCTTTTTTCATTACTGCATTTCCTTCTTCAAACAT